CGCCAACCCCGGCACGTCGGCTGCGTCCTACACCCTGCCGCTTGGCACGGACATGGACACCGCGTTCACGAACGCGAAGATCAACAGCACGATCGCGTTCACGATCATCAACATCGGCACGTCCTCGGGCGCGATCACGATGGTCACCAACACCGGCTGGGGCACACTCGCTTCGACCGGCTCGGTCACGATTGCCATCGGTACGTCGGCGCAGTTCATCGCTCGCCGCACCGGCACCGCGACGTGGGTTCTCTACCGCGTTTGCTGATAACTCAGGGCGGGGTTTCGACCCCGCCCTTCACACAAGGAGCGCGAATTGCACATCTATCTTCGACACCCGGTTCATGGTACAAAAGTCGCCACTTTGGAGGCCGAAGCAGAGGCCGACAAGGAAAATGGTTGGGTCGAGTTTGACCCCGACAACCGCGACAAGGACGAGGAAGCTCCAAACAACGAGCTTCGCCGCAGGCGGCGCAAAGAAGCCGCATAAGGAGCTGACATGACAACGACCGCTGGCGACCAAATCAACGCAGCCCTTCGCTTGATTGGCCAGTTGGCCGAGTCGGAAGTTCCTACCGCCGCAGCGTCTCAAGACGCGCTTGCGGCGCTCAATCAGATGATCGACTCGTGGAGCACCGAGCGGCTGTCCATCTTCACAACGATGGAACAGGTGTTTCTTTGGACGCCAGGGCGCATCAGTCAGACACTTGGCCCAACGGGCGATTTTGTCGGCGAACGACCCATCCTCATGGATGACGCCACCTATTTCATTGACCCCGCCAGCGGCATCTCGTTCGGCATCAAGATCATCAACCAGCAACAATACGACGGCATCGCGGTCAAAACGGTGACGAGCACATACCCGCAGGTGATGTGGATCAACACCAACTACCCCAATATCGACATCCATCTGTACCCAGTCCCTACAAAGGTGTTGGAGTGGCATTTCATTTCGGTTGACCCGCTGACGATGCCGGCCACCCTATCCACCACGCTGGCCTTTCCGCCAGGGTATCTCCGCGCGTTCAAATACAACTTGGCTTGTGAGATCGCGGCTGAGTTCGGGGTTGAACCGCCTCCAACGGTCGGGCGCATCGCCATGACCTCGAAGCGGAACCTGAAGCGCATCAACAATCCTGATGACGTCATGTCCATTCCGTACTCGATTGTCGGCACCCGTCAGCGGTTCAACATCTTTGCGGGCAACTATTGATGCAAACGCCCATCCTCGGCCAAAGCTATGTCGCTCGCAGCGTAAACGCCGCCGACAGCCGCATGGTCAATCTGTACCCAGAAGCCACGCCCCAAGCCGGCAAAACCGCCGGGTTCTTGAACCGCGCGCCGGGCTTGCGCAAGCTCGCCACGCTTGGCACGGGGCCAGTCCGTGGGCTGTGGTCGCCTGACCCAAACGGGTTGTACGCTTACGCGGTGTCGGGCAACACATTCTACCGGATTGATACCAGATACAACGCTACGGCGTTTGGGTATGTCAGCGGCACCGGACCAGTGTCCATGTCGGACAACGGCACGCAGATCTTCATCGCGTCGAACCCAGACGGCTACATTTTCAACATGAACACGCAGGTGTTCGGGCCGATTGTGGACCCCGATTTTCCCGGCGCGGTCACGGTGGGCTACCTTGACGGGTATTTCGTATTCAACGAGCCAAACTCGCAAAAGATCTGGACGACCGAACTCCTTGACGGCACCTCAATTGACCCATTGAACTTTGCGAGCGCCGAAGGTTCGCCCGACGGCCTCGTGTCAGTCATTGTCGATCACCGCGAGGCGTGGCTATTTGGGTCCAACTCGGTTGAGGTCTGGTACGACCAAGGCGGGTCTGGGTTTCCGTTGGCGCGCATCCAAGGAGCCTACAACGAAATCGGGTGCGTTGCGGCCTATTCGGTCGCCAAGCTCGACAACGGCGTGTTTTGGCTGGGCGGTGACGCTCGCGGCGAAGGCATTGTCTACCGCACCAATGGCTACACCGGCGCGCGCATCTCGACGCACGCCGTCGAGTGGCAAATCCAGCAGTATGGCGACATCTCGGATGCCATCGGCTACACCTACCAGCAGGACGGCCATGCCTTCTACGTGCTGATCTTCCCGTCCGCCGGTGCAACATGGGTGTATGACGTTGCCACCGACAATTGGCACGAGCGCGCGGCGTGGGTCAACGGTGCCTTTACCCGGCATCGGTCGAACTGTCAGATGGCGTTCAACCATGAGGTCATCGTTGGCGATTACAGCGACGGACGCATCTACGCGTTCGATCTCAACGTGTACGCGGATGACGACCAGCCGCAGCGGTGGCTTCGCTCATGGCGGGCGTTGCCACAGAACCAGAACAACCTGACCCGCACGGCCCAGCACAGCCTCCAGCTCGACGCTGAGACAGGCGTGGGTTTGAACAGTGGGCAAGGCAGCAACCCTCAAGCCATGCTCCGCTGGTCGGACGATGGCGGGCACACATGGTCGAATGAGCATTGGGCGTCGATGGGCGCAATCGGCGTCTACGGCACCCGCACGTTCTGGCGTCGGCTTGGCATGACCGTCAAACTGCGTGATCGAGTGTATGAGGTGTCCGGCACCGACCCGGTAAAGGTCGCCATTACAGGGGCGGAACTGCTGCTGAGTGGCACTAATGCTTAATACCGACACGCAGATCCCCGCGCCACGGGTGCCCATCTCGGAACAGAACAACATCCCGACGCGCGAGTGGTTCCGGTTCTTCAACGCCATCTACACGTTCTTGGGCCTGTCGAACAACGTGATCCCAGTGTCAAGCGGCGGCACGGGCCTCACATCCTACGCAGTGGGGGATCTGCTTTACGCAACGGCGTCTGACACGCTGACCCGGCTCCCGGTGGCGACTACACCAAGTTACCTCGGCACGGACAGCACCCACATGCCGCAATGGATCGCTGTGGCATATGGGTCGTTTCTCAGCACGACTACGGTCACGCCTGCGGCCAGCACACCCACCGCCATTGTGTTTGATACGACCGCTTACAGCCGGTATGTGTCAATCAGCGGTTCGCAAGTGACGGTGGAAAAGACGGGCCTCTACAGCATCTCATTTTCCATCCAATTGGCCAACGCCACTTCTGCCGACGACGACGCAATCGTCTGGTTGCGCGTCAATGGCGCGGACGTCGCCAACACCGCTAGCTATATATCGGTCATCAAAACCCACGCAGGCGTGCCAGGCAACCTCATCGTAACCCTTACGCTGCTTCAGCAGTTGACCGCAGGCGACTATTTTGAGATATATGGCTTGAGTATTTTGGGCAATGTTTCGTTCAAGACATACCCCGCCAGTACGTCGCCCGCCTATCCTGCTTCGCCCAACACAATTCTGACTGTTTCGCAGATCATTTAGGACACTCGCAATGGCGGTCATTCTTTCTCCTCTTGCCGGTGCGGGCTGGCAGTTCTTCGACAACAACGGCGTTCCGTTGAATGGCGGCTTGCTCTACACCTACGCGGCGGGCACCACCACGCCGCAGACCACGTATACGAGCAGCACTGGCGCTACGCCGAACTCGAACCCGATTGTCCTCGACTCGGCAGGGCGCGTGGCGGGCGAGGTCTGGTTGACGACCAGCGTCAACTACAAGTTCGTTCTTCAGACGGCGGACGCCGTAACGCTGTGGACCTACGACAACATCGCGGGCGTCCCATCATCCACGATCACATCGTTGCGCATCAACGGTTCGACATCGGGCTACGTGGACCTGACCACGGTTCCGGTTGCTGGCGCGAACACCATCACGTTCCCTGCTTCCACTGGCACGGTGCTTCTGAACCCAAACACGAACTTCACCGGCACCTCGACTTTCGAGACGATTTCGGCCTCCTATGACATCTCTGGCCGCTCTTTGAATGCCTCCGGTTCGCTGACCGTCAGCAGCATGGTGTACGGCAGCGGCACGGGTCAGTTCAAGATCCCGGTCGGCACGACGGCGCAACGCGCGGGCACGTTTAACGGCAACGGTTCGATCTCCGGCACGACGCTGTCGATTGCCACCGTCAGCACGGGGTCGCTCTACGTTGGCGCGACGATCACCGGCACTGGTGTCACCGCAGGCACACGCATCACAGCGTTTGGGACCGCTACTGGCGGCGCGGGCACGTACACGGTCACGCCGTCGCAGACGGTGTCCACGACGGTCATCACGGACGTTCCTGTGGCGGGCATGATCCGTTTCAATTCCTCGTTGACAACTTTTGAAGGTTACAGCGGCACGGCTTGGGGGTCCATCGGTGGCGGGGCCACGGGCGGCGGATCGGACGCGGTGTTCAATCTGAACGACAAAGTCGTCACCACGTCCTACACAATCCCCGCAACCAAGAACGCCAGTTCGGTTGGCCCTCTCACCATCAACGCCGGCGCTGTCGTTACGATCTCGTCGGGTTCGCGGTGGGTGGTGCTGTAACTTAGGAGCTTCATATGTCTCAAATCGTCCTTACCGCCGACACGCTTGTCACCGGACCCGCGCCTGGCGCGTTTGAGTATGACGGCGCGGCGATGTACGCTACGCCCGCTACATCTCAGCGCGGTCTTATCGCCACCGATCAGCTCGTCATCCAGCAGACCACGCACATACTGACGTCGCAGACGGCGGTGCAGCCGCTGTTCAACGTTACAACCAACAACCAAGTGACGCTCACCACGGGGACATTTGCGTTTGAGTGCTTCTTCAGCCTTAGCTCGATGAGCGCCACATCCGGCAGCTTTGGCTTCGCGCTGGGCGGCGCGGCGACGCTCACGCAGTCTTGGTGGGCAGATGCGCAGAAGGGCACCGCGACGTTAGCCACCGCCACCACGCCGCAAACGACGTTCAACACTGCGGCCAACACGGCGCTTGCGACTGCATCAGTCAACACGGTCGGCTATGCCAAGATCGGCGGCACGATCGTGGTGTCGGTGGCGGGCACCGTCATCCCGCAAGTGTCGCTTGGTGTTGCCGCCGCAGCAGTCGTGGGCGTCGGGTCGTATTTCCGCATTCGTCCGCTTGGGTCAACGTCAGTCGTGTCGGTCGGCAACTGGAGCTAAACCATGACGATCACACTTGACGGCAATGCTGGCATGACCGCACCCGCTGGTGCGGTCTACAATGGCCTTCAGACAACCACCGCGCAGACCGCATCGGGCACGGCGGTTGACTTTACCGGCATCCCGCTGTGGGCGACACGCATCACGGTGATGTTTAACGACGTGTCAACAAACGGTTCGTCATACGTGCAAGTGCAAGTCGGGTCTGGCAGTATCGTCACAACCGGCTATTCAAGTTCTTCTACGGGAATAGACTCGGCGTCGGCAGCATCTTCGACTTATTCGTCAGGATTTGTAATCGGCGGCGGCACAGTTTTGGGTGCGGCTGGAACAATTCGGCAAGGCGCTATCGTGCTGACCAACATCAACAATAACACATGGGTTGCCACGGGCGTGATCGGGCTGTCCAACGCTGCGGGCACTGGGCTTGTCGGCGGCAGCATTGCGCTGTCCGGCACCCTTGACCGTGTTCGGATTACCACGATAGGCGGCACCAACACTTTTGACGCGGGCACCTTCAACATCATTTACGAGTGATCCGTGCGCGAAAAAGTCGAACAACTCGAACAGATGATGCAAGCCTACGACCCGGCGGTCTTGCCTCTGAAGCACTATTTCGCGGACGGCTTGTACGCTCGCGAGATGTTCATGCCGGCGGGCGTCATCCTGACCGGCGCGGTCCACAAGACCAACCACATCTGCATTCTGTCCAAGGGCCGAGTGCGGGTGGCGTCAGAGGCCGGGCCAATCGAGCTGGTGGCTCCTGCGACGATTGTCTCGCCGCCTGGCACCAAGCGGGCGATCTACGCATTGGAAGACTCCGTGTGGACGAATATCCACGCGACAAACGAAACGGATCTTGATAAGATCGTCGAGGAATTGACCGAGTCCACTGCGGCTGAGCTGCAAGGCGGAAGCGCCAACAAGCAGCAGCTCGCTCACGCCGAGAGGGAAAAAGTATGGCTTTTATCGTAGGCGCACTTGTCGGCGCGGGAGCGTCGCTCATCGGCGGCATGATGGCGGGCAATGCTGCGCAGAGCGCCGCTGACACGCAGGCCGCGTCTGCTGACAAGGCCACCGCGCTTCAGCGCGAGATGTACCTCAAGAACCTTGAACTGAACGCGCCGTTCCGCGAAGCGGGCCTGACCGCGCAGAACAAGTTGCTTGATTATCTGGGCCTCAGCAAGAACACCGGCGCAGCCGGGTACGGAGCGGCGACAGGGCCGTTTACGATGGACAAGTTCCAAGCTGACCCTGGCTACGCGTTCCGGCTGAGTGAGGGCATCAAGGCACTCAACGCCAATGCTGCCGCTCGCGGCGGTTTGATCTCGGGCAATGCTTTGAAAGCCGCTACGGCCTACGGGCAGAACATGGGGTCGGAAGAGTACCAGAACGCGTTCAATCGATATTACAAAGAGCGCGAGGCCTTGCTGAACCCAGTGCAGTCGCTCGCGGGCGTAGGGCAGACCACATCGCAGGCGCTTGGCAATGCTGGGCAGACCTACGCAACCAATGCTGGCACAGACATCAACGCAGCGGGCGCTGCTCGCGCGTCGGGCTACCTTGGCACAGCGAACGCTTGGAACCAAGCCCTTGGCGGGGCGGCGAACGCATTTACCAAGGGCTACACAAACAGCTACCTATACGGCGGCGAACCCGCGCCGAGCTACATGAACGCACCTGGCGTTGACTTCCCCATGCCCGCCGCACGGCCAGCAGGATTTTAAATCATGGATTACAACGTCTTTGTTCCTCAGCCGTATGATCCTTCGAATGACGTCACCAATGCGCTGCGGTGGCGTGCGCAACAGCAAGCTGACGCTGAAAACCAGCTCAAGCTGCGGGCTTGGCAGGAAGACCGCGCGTATCAGTTGCAGCAGCGCCAAGCTGCTGCCGCAAACGCCGCGACTGCCAAAGCGCGCGAGAACAAGCTGCTGGACATCTATGGAAACTACGGCATAACCCCCAAGGTCACAGGGTATCGGGGCGTGGCGTACAGCGGCACGG